AAAAATAAAAAATCTGGTTATCTAATCCACCGACCACAGTAGCTACTTGATATAGAGGATCATCAGGAACACTATTAACAGTTTTTAAAATTTCATATTCAATATCTTTTAAGTTTATTTGAGGAATTTTTAAATATGGTTGCAGGGTATCTTCTAGGCCATCGCTATTGTCAATGAAGTTATTTATAGATTCTATATTGCCATTTGAAAACATTATGGACCAAGAGGGATAATAATCAGAACTTAAAGACGAATTTCCGAGTGGAAGAGAAAGAGAATAATTTTTATCTGATGTGATTTGTGATTCTTCCATCTTCATTTTAGAAGCTTCAGAAGAAACTAAAGAGTTAATTTTTATGTTTTTCTCTACACTAGAAAAAGTAGTTTGCGGTTTAAGACTTATTGTTTCATCTAATATTCTTGTTTGTATTAAATTTTGATTTTCTTGTAAATTGGCATATTCGGCATCATATAATATATCATCATCAAAATAGGCATAATATGAAGGTTTAAATTTGCCTTTAGACAATAAAAATCTTCCATATGTAGTTAATTCAACTTTTAATATTTCTTGTTTATCGTCAAAAAAAGACATTATTGATTCGATCCCGTGACAGAGGTGTTTTTATTTAATTCCAAAGAAGCTTCAATATTAACTAGTTCAACTAGCGAGAAATAATCATAAGGCCAGTTATAAGAATATGCTAATTCTTGATCTATTCCGGATTTAAATGTAAATCTCTTTTCTCTACCTTCCAACAAGGAGTCATAAAGATAGTTAGCTCTCTTTTTAACTTTAAATACCTTCCATTGAACATCGCTTGGTAATTTAAGACCATGGAAAAAGTTTTTTTCATTTAAATCGTGTTCTAGCTGTACTACATCTTTATACATTTGCATAGCTGATCTTGGCATGACTCCTTGCCATATATCCGCTAATTCATCTCCTAATAATTCATGTTTGAATTCAAATACATACATTACAAATGGATCAATACTCCTATTGCGAACCCAATCTAAATGTGGCGGTATTACATAATCAGTCATTGCTTTCATTGTTTTAATGATTGAGTTGTCATCGGACATATTAGATAACAATCTTTTTATATCTGAATAATTTAAATTTTCATCTGTAAAGCTAGTGTTGGCACCATGTTCTCTAAATAAACCATTCAGAACTCTTTTATCTACATTAAAATAATATGGTCCATTTGTTGTACTTTGATCCATTTTGCCATTTTCACCTAGAATTTCTTTCAAAGTGACAGCAGAACTGATATCGACAGAATCATTAATAGATTCTTTATGGTTTTTTATTTTAGTAAACGGAATCATTACTATAGCTTCGCTTATCTGTTTCTTAGCTGCTATTTGACCTACATTTTTAGTCTCTACTTTAAATCCGCAAGCATCTGATAAATCAGCTACACCGGTAGATCTATCAGGCTTTACTATACTTAAAGTAATACCGGAATTAGAATCAGGTTTTGCATAACCGCTCCACATACCAGTAAAACCGAATGCAGTAGTTTTAGGAATAACTCTTGTTTCTTCATATAAAAAGTTATGAGGAGAAGGACCATCGGTATTAATATTTGTAGTTATTATAGGTGTGCCTGTATAGGTACGTGTCATATTTAAGTTAATATTTTCTTTAGTATTAAAGTTTAGTACTGGTGTTTCAAACTTAGTTTGAATTCTCCAAAGTTTATTTGATGCATCGTTTTTATCAGTTACATCAAGTATTTCGCCGTTTAGTGCATATTTAACTTCATTTCTTGGTACTAAAATATCGTAATTAATAGCAGATAAAAGAGGCCCCCTATCTTGATAAGATACAGTTTCTCCTATGCTATTAACGTTATATAAGCCACCTATTGATTTTACTGAAGCAGAAAAATAATCTTGCATTTCTGTAGTTACAGGCAAACAAGAAACCGATAACTCATTAATAATCTCTTCATAAGACGAATAATTGGCTTTACTTGGGTTTAAGGTTAATTTTAAATATTGAGAGCCATAATAATACGGTGGAGCATAAGGAGCGTAAGCAGGAGTGTCATATGCCATATGACCTAAAGAAATGTTATCTCCGTTTGATTTATTAAAATATTTGGTTGGTGGACCAAATACAGAAGCAGCAGGAATCTTGGCTGATTGTGTTACAATAGTGTCAACCATATTATAATTTGGCAAGCCGTTGGGAATAGGTAAATTCGCTTGATTGAATGATTGAGTTACGATTTCAGCCCAAGATGTTTGTGAAGAACTGTATTTATAATCATTTATAAGCGTATCTAACACCATCTTCACATCTTCTCTTTTTTCAATTTTTATCATCATTTCATACTTTTTATTAGTATTGAAATTAATTTCATTAACTGTTTTTTCGCTAGTAAAACTTGTTAAAGATTGATTTTGTAAAAAGAATTTTGGTGTTTCGGCCAAAAAATTATTCATAGCTAAATTATATCTTTTATCAATAAATGTTCTAGATTGTATATTTTTAGCTGTTTTGTTTTCAAAATTAAACTGAGGATATCTTAAGGAAGGTGAAGATGGTCTTCCGTTTAAATCATAAGTTACATCAGCGAAACTTTCATTAGAAACTCTAGTAGGATCTAGTAAATAAAGGGTAGATTTTGCTTCTGTTCTATAACCTTCTAAATTTAATAAAGATTCAAAAGGAATTCTATTGGTAAATCTTTTACCAATAACATACAAAGCATTGTTATTATCTGTGCTATTAAAAGATGCAGTTTCATAAAAATAAGCAGTAGCAGGAGTAGAATTATTATAGTAAATTGGTCCCAATTCAAAACTAAATTCTGGATCTGGTGGAGCGCTTGAAGTATTAATAACGGGCCAATCAACAGCTATACCAGATTTTATAGTATTAAATAATATACCCGGAGCGAAATAAGGCTGTAATAAAGTCTGAACTTGTTGGTTTAAAGGTGAACCGGAAGGATAAGTAGGAAATAAATTATTAGTTGAATATCCATTTATAACATTTTCCATTCCAATATCAAAAAATGATTTTTGAAATAAATCAACCAATTGCGCTGTTCTTTCTTGAGGATAGAAGCCTTTATATGGAAGAAGTTTCTTAACTCCATCTATTGTTAATTTTAATTTTTTATTTCCTTGATAATCATTAAAAACGAAATTTTTGATAGTATCAGTTATGTTATAGGCATTATCAATGCTCCCCATGTCAACATCTGTACCTTCACAAGAAATATAATCTTTAGGAGGAACAGTGTCAAAATCTCCAGCTTTATCTTTTATGTAGTAATCGGCATGTTTACTAAAAGTATATTCTGGAATAATAGATCGATTTAAAGAAAGTGGCCTTAGTTCTTCAAAATATTGTTCATAAGAATCATACCAAGGATTCTTACCGGCTAATAAGTTTGTTTTATAAGGCATACCTTCATTAACAAAATTACGATAATACGTGTAATCTTGATAAAAACCATATGGTAGAACAACAACCTGTCCATCTAAAGCAGAAGCCAATTCGTATATCCAAGTAATATCCGCTTCATACTTAGAGATAGCACCCGGATATTTAATTTTATTAGAATAAGAAGCTTTTGGCTTTGGAAAATTGAACGAAGGATCATATTTAAAATATTCTAAAGTAGTAGATTGTCCAGTTGAAAGAGTAACTGGTTGCTGAAAATAAGATCCTTTTTGTTCGGAAAAGAATTTCCTAGCATCATATTCATCCATGCCAGCTAATTCGCCATAAAGAGAAGATGAAAGATTAAAAGCAAAATATGTTTTTTCTCCAGTGTCATTTATGTTTGTCACTACAGCACTACTGGAAATAACATTTTTATTATCAAGAGAGAAAATGGAATCATAACTATTATTATAGTATTTACTTTGCAACATAGCCGGTACAAACGGCCAATCAGAAGCGCTGTGTCTTATTTCAGAAATATAATATTCAGAAGCACTAGAAGCGCTCAAGTTTGCTATATTTAATACATTTAAAGAACCAGTTTTAGATATGCTGTAATACGAATTAGAACGACGACGATTGTTTTCGTTATTTCTCCAAAAGCTTCTAATAACCCCGGCATTTCTATCGTAACCATTTGAACCAGTACCCAATATTTCAGCATATTGAGATTTATTGCGCGACTCTTTTAATCCAGCATGAACTCTTGTAGGAAATATCTGTGCGCTATAAGATACCTCATTTACTATTGGTTTTGGATCATAAATTTCATCATTTTCTAAAACTCTTACAACATCATAGGTTTGAACTTCGCTTCTTTCTCCTATGCCTAATGCTTTAGCTAATTGTAAATTGGCTAATTTTTGTTTATTATTGTCGTATGTGCTAACTAAGATTATTGGCAAGGCAGAACCAGACATTAGAATCTTTTCGTCTGTTGGTCTGTTATAAGAAATAGGTGGCTCTCTATAAGATGTAAATGTAGGTTCACGACGATCTAGATAAGTTTGAATTATTTTTTTACAATTAGCAAAAAATTCTCTAGTCTTTAACTTAGGAGTATCTTGTACAAGAATGTAATTATTTCTTCTAGAAAGATTTACTAATTGATTATCACTGTTTCTTATTTGTTTCCAAGAGGGCCATTGGTAAGGACCATTTAAAGAGGTCAAATAAAATTGATCAGTAAATGGACCAAATAAAGAAAATCCCACTAAAGAACCCGGTGAAATTGTATTAGTTTCAACATCAACATTTTTATCTGTTAGATACGTATCAACTACCGTGCCAAAATGTCTATAATTAACATATGGTATCTTTGTGTTTCCAAATAAAGAAACACTTAAAGTATTAGTGTTATGAAACAAGTTATCATATTGCGATTCAAGACCACTAAAAGTTAATTTATTGGCACTGGAAGCTGTAATCCAACTATATTGATAATCGCTTTGAGGTATTTGATGTATTACGTAGGCGTTATCATAATCAACTGAAGCAGACGAAGAATTTATATCAAATGGATGATAAACAGGATTTTTATTAACTTTATGATATGAAGGAAATTCTGGATTGATGCTACCCCTTTCCGCCGACCAAGCATTTAAATTTTTTCTTACTCTTGAGTTTCTGTAATTTAATGTATTATATGCCGAATATTCATTAGCTTCTACATCCATATATCCCAAACCGTTAACTTCCCAACCGCCGGGAGCGCTAAATCTTTCAACAATAATATTTTTATGTGTTTTCCTTGTGGGTAATTCTGTATCTGTAAATCTTAAACCGTAATATACATGTATTGGTCCAGATAAATCCCCTTCTAATTCAACGAAAGATTTATTATTAGTTGTCCTTCCAGAAGCAAAAAGATATTCATAAGAATGATAATAATTACCTTTTTTCTTCAATGTATGAGGTTGAATTATTTGTTTTTTACTAGAAGATTCTGCTAACTCACCGGCAAAAACAAATCTAGATTTAACGGGATTGTTAGCTATATTTACTGGTCTTATAACATCTTCAATAATATATTGTCTATCTGTAGAAAGTTTATATAACTTAGTAAACATTCTACTTAAATCTCTTCTTCCGTCATATTTTCCAGTTTCTAAAGAATATAATTTAGGCAAAGAGTCAATATTTTTTTCATTAATAACTTGTCTTAATATTTCTCTATCAACATCGTTTTGAGGTTCCAAAGAGGTATTAATAGGAGCTTCGGTTCTAATGGCTCTTTGCTTTAACCATTGAGGTTTAAAGTTGTAATAACGACTTACTTTAACATTATCTTGTAAATTATTTGGTGTTGCAGCTTGTTCGTTATAGCTATAGTGCAAATGAGACACAACTGGATATGATTTAGGAGAAGCTTTTACTTCTAACAAAGGTAGTTTATGTTCATATTTGCTACGTTCCAGCATATGACTTTCTACCATATTACGTACTTTATCGCTGGAATTTGCAGAAGCGGGAATTAGTTGATTAATCATCATCGATAATGATGAGTCAATCCATTTATAAAATTCAAAAAACTTTTCAAAATTTAATGAATTATTTACTTTAGCAAAAAATATCTCTCTTAAATGTCTTAACCCAGAATATTCTTGTTTATACCTCAACATTGGCTCACCGATTAAATTATTATATGACTTAATGGTAGCAAACCAATTTAAGATTTCATCGTTTACTACTTGTGCCATGCTTTTTTCTATAGAAATATAATAATTAACGACATTGCTATTTTTTGTTCTTGTAACATCATCAATATTGGTAATTTGTACTAAATCGTTTCCACTAAGAGATTCAGGATTTTGTTTCTTTGACGAAAAGACATATTCTTTATTAACTATTTGCGTATCATTGCTTGAAAACTCTATGGCATAACCGGTCATTTGATACTTTAAAATATTATTTAACCAATCAATGCCATAAGAATTAGCCGATTCCACTGAGCCAGAAGAAGCATCTTCAACAATAAAATTACCATTAGAATCTGAGGAGGTAACATTAAAGAAATTCCAATTTAATACAAGAGTATCAGCCCTTGTCATAGGCGCGCTAGAGCTAATAGGCTGGCTAGCCATAAAAGTAGGTGCCCAATGAGGTTGTTCACGACCAAAATTATTTGCTTCTAAGGTGTGCGACAACAATTCACTATCATTTAGATAATCAAGCCAAAATCTTACAGAACTAATTTTAACATCAGTTCTTACAGGAGTGTTGTCAGAATCAAAATCGTGATAATGGGCACCGACATAAACTCTCTTATTGTGAGTTAATGCTATGTCCATCTCATTTTTATTAATCTTAGTAAATACATTAAATTGATTATTTACAACATCGCCTATACAATTAATACCAACAAATTCAACGTCATAATCTCCTAAGTCACTATCTCCGGTTAAATTTACATAACCATATCTTTCTGGTTTAATTCTAACGGCAAAATTCCATTTTTGATTATCATATATTTCTTTAAAATATGGTGTAGTTAGTTCAAAAGCAGTTGTATTAAATGATCCGGTTATTTTAAAATATGCACCCGTATCCCCAACAAATTTTTTAATAGCATAAACTTGAAAATTAAATCTATCATCTCCAAAGGTAAGATCATTTGGATTATTTCTAGCTTCATGCACACCGAATAGTGATATTTCACTGAAGTCGCTAATAGAATAATTTTTACTTTCTATTATTGGATTTTTTGGAAATATTACTTCCGCTTGAAGAGTAATAGGTATATACGTAATAGCATTGGTATAAATATTACCGGGTATATAAGGTTTTGTATTTGAATTACCGTCTATAGCCTTTTGATAAATACAACCTTCATTTCTATCGGCATTATTAAAATCAATATATTTTTTAGGAACAGAAGTATAAGAATATTTTGTAGTTAAATCATATTGAGCGTTATTGGCATATAGATTGATTTTAATCAATTCATCGTCTACACCAAAACAACGTATTAGATTTCGAAGAGACTTTTCTGTTCCCTTACTTTTATAAATATAAGACAAATTATTATAAATGTTTTGATAAATAGCATTTTTAACATTATGTAATTTATCTTTAAATTCCGTTTCTTCATTCCTAGATAAAACGTCTTCTAAGAATGTTGTGTCATTGAAAATCTCCAAATTTTCAAATCCAGCAGAACTTAATAAATTTTTAGCAAAAGGCTTTGGTTTATTGTCAGACTCATAAGTTATATTTTTTATTTTAGGTAAGTCTGCAATTTGTATATGTAATGTATCAAAATAGCTAGATATAATTTGGGTTAAATACGATAAATCCTTATAATCGCCCTTTTCAGCTTCATCGGTTATCCATGAAGGAAATGTTTTATAAATATTTGATACATTTTTCTGATCGTGTTGAAAGCCTAAATCAGTATATTCTTCTATTAAACTTTGCACTAGTGGATTACTAGAAAAAATAATAGGATCTTTTGATTCGGCATATTTATGCTTTTTATCTTCTTCAGTTAAAGTATCGTATAAATATTCATTAATGGCAGAACCGGTACTTTTACAAGTTAAAGAATAATTAATTATATGTCCATTAGATACACGACCAGAATAATCTAAACAAATTTTATCTAGCTCACTTATATCTTCTGTGTTAATAATACCTTCATTAAATTTTAAATAAATGCCTAAATCTTTATTTGCATCATCGGTATTTGATCCTCCACCGACCTGCATAAGCCAATTTCTATATATTTGCTGAGAATTTCTACAAGTTTTCCAAAACCTAAATTCATCATAAGAGCCATAAGAACTACCAAGACCTGAATTAATAGTATTAGTAGTAAATAAGTCGCTTTGTAAAGCGCCTATATATGCGATTGAATAAGCATTATCAGCTAAATCAATACCTCCACCATTTAAACATACGTTTCTAGATTTTAAATCACCATCGACATAAAGACACAACTCTAAATCTTCAGAATTTATGTTAGAAAATGTGAAAGCATAATGATGCCACTTACTAGAATCAAATTCATAATCTATTAGTTTTGATGTTATGCCACTAGAACCGGAACGATAGGTGGCGGCGAATTTATCAGTGCCATTAACCTTGGTAATAGCCAATCTTGTGTAATTTGGTGACGAAGAATTCTTTCCATTCCATAAATCAAATAATGCATAAGAAAAATTATAATTTGCGTTAGTAGGCGATAATTCATCTTTGAACCAGAACTCTACTGTATTACCGTAATTTGTAATTCCTAAATTTGATTCTCTATTATTATCTATATCATATAAATTAGCAGTTTCAAACTTACCTTTAGAAGAAGGATTTGGACCACCTTTTATTTTTATATATTGAGGATTAGAGCCAGAGCGATAATTATTAATGTTAGATAAATAACCGTTTGATTTTAAAGATACATATCCGGTTGTCTTGGGATAAACATTATCAAAAATATATAAATCCAGTTGAGAAGCACCATTTCTCCATTCCAATTTTTCTTTTTTGGAACCATCATACGGATAGTTTTCATATATATTCTTAAAAGAATCTACATAATATCTTTCGGCTGATCCATATCTAGCAAAATTAGTTGGATCGGAAAAATCTACGGTAGGTAGAAATCTTTCTTTATCAACTATAATTTCCTCTAGAAGCTCCTTGGATTCAGCTTCTTTATAAAGCTGATCAATTTCCTTCTTAGTAACAACCTTTTCAGAGGTCTTGCCAAATAGTTCTTTTAAACCCATATTTAATCAATCCTAAATTTAAATATATCACTAAATTCTTTTAGATAATTTCCATCCCAAGTAGCTAATTTTATACCATATCCATAATCTTTTTCAAAAATAGTCATATCTAAATCAAAATAATTACCATTTTCATCATACGAAGCCTTGGTATATGCCAGAGAACCAGTAGAATAATCTACTATTGTATAATTATCATTAAACCTAAAAATTTTGTAATATAAATTAGGAATTGAAGTATTTTCTATATTATTATATGCTACAGAATATATATTCGGTTGCCAATCTTTTTCACGTACATAAATATTAAATCTTGCTTTTTCTTGTTGATTATATCTTGGTTTTAAATTAGTAATATTTATTATATATTTGGGAGTATCCGAAGAAGTATCATTATCTCTTTGTAAAACATCAAAAGAGGAAGAAAAATATTTTTTTGTTTCGTCTGACGGATCTACCCATTTATCATAAATAATACTAGAAGTTGTATCTAAGCAGACTTGTGCTTTATACACTCCCGGTAAAGGATTATTAATAGTCAAAAGACTAGAACTTATTTCATTAGTCATTGAAGAATCAATAAAGAATTTAACAGTTGGTATTGGATTGCCATAAATATTCTTAAAGCTTCCGCCTACTTTATTGTAAAAATACAAATTCATTGTATTATCTTCTGCGCTTAATAAACTACTAGATGCAAAAAAATTATTTCTATCGTCAGTTACCAATGGTGCCCATCTAGCCTCAATACATGGTCTATTTAAAGTATATTGAGAGTTTCTACCAGAAAAACGTTTTGTATAATAACTTGTTAATTTAGAAGCATCTTCATAAGAAGAAGATAATTTAATCATAATGCCGTTATTTGGTATGCTTTCACTTATCCATTCTTCTACTAGAGGAGTTATATCCAACTCTATATTTTCTAAACCAGTTTTAAAGTTAACTATATAATCATAATTTAAACCTGTAACTATGTCTCCACCTTTTGTTTCCCAGAAAGAACCACTTTCGTTATATGTCCAAGAACATCCATAGCCACCTGTTAATTGAACAAAACCAGAATCAGAATATCCTTCCATATCTAATCCATAGCCTTCTTCCCAACTTTTAGAAATAGGGTTTATTGTGACAGAAAAGTCTTTTGGTATACTGGCGTTGTGTGCTACATTAAATACTTTTAAAATATATTGTACGCTTCCGCTTGTAGGTATTCTACCGGCTAAACGGTCTGCTTTAATATCTTCTATGGGAAATTGAATTAATACTCTACTTCGTTCAATAGAGCCAGAAGTAACAGGATTAAATAAGCCGGGGTTTAAAGAATCTTGACCGGTAGTTTGATCATAGATGCTAAAAATTTCTAATACATCAGCTGCACCCATATTAGCTATTTCTGCTCTAGTAATTAAATTCTCATAAAAAGCATTAGTAATAGTTGTATCTTTATTGGCTACGAATCTTTTGATAGACATTAGATAATAGTACCTTTTATATCGCTATTTGGAAATTTTAATTCCATAACTACATTTAATGGAACATTAATATATCTTCCATCGGATGAAGTATTACTTTTAAAGTTAAATTGCGAATCAGAATAAATGCCACCTATTTTTTCTTCTATAATAACAGAAGTAACATCTATTAAACCATCTACCTTTTTAAGAGAATCATATACTTTAGTTATTGTAAATGCTTCGCCAAAATCAGCAGTATGGGCAAAATCTGTTTTTAACTGTTCTATCGCATCAGTCAAAATATCATACTTAGATCTATCATTTGAACCAACAGCAGTAAAATTAATACCATAATTAATTACTTTGCCATCTAATATATCTATAGAGTCAGTAATCATTTTGTTACGCATAAGCCAATTTTTTATATTATTTTTTATTGTTTTATTAGATGTTGTTAAATAACCATCTGAATCTTCGCAAAGTACATAAATATTTAAGTTTCTTTTTAAAGACTTATTATCTCTTTTTACGGTAACTCGTTTTATAGAGCCAAATTTATTTGGCATATTATAAACTAATGCTCTATAATCTGTTTCAGTGACTGCTCTGCTTTGAGCGGAAAAAGAACTTTCTATTCTTTTTTTCAATTCTTGAGAATTAATAGTAGTTGTATCTCCGATTATAGGAGTTTCATTAGTTATTTCTAAGCTTGATTTAACTAAATTTAAGCTAACATTAGATAACGAATCTTCATTATTAAATTCAAATATTCCACTTGTTACTCTATTAATAGTATTAGAAGCATAATTTACATTAGAAGATTGGTTATTATATCTATAAGTTACTATTAAATCTGTGTTAGAAGGTGCAATCCCCATTTTATCACTATTTAAAAGCTTATATGGATCAAAACTATCAGAAGAAATATAATCTTTACCATAAATATTTAATACAACTTCCGTTGGTTCAGCCATCATATTATCGGGATCTTTAATTACAACATCGGAACTAGCGCCGAATTGTAAAGTGGTAGTTCTTAAATTTCTATCAACAACAAATCTTCTAGGAACCATGAACGGTTTTAAAATTTCTCTAGCTAAGACTGAATCAGTTGAATCTCTGTTAGTTATAGATTTATAAATAATATTTTGTGATAAATTTTCTACTTCATAATATTGATTGCCTTCAAGATCATAAACAGATAATATTTCTATAATATCATTTTGATTTAAAGAGACATTTAAATATCTTTTATAATCACCAACCGATATTCTTTCAGAAGCTATAAGACCAGAAATAATAGTGCCATAAGATTTAATAGCATAAAATAATGGAAATCCAGTATTTGGATCAGAAACACTAACTCTAATTTCATTATTAGGATTATCAAATCTAACATCTTCATTTAATATAAAATTAGCTCCTCCTCTGGTACTAAAAGCACTACCTTTTTTTAAAATTGGTGCATAATCTAAATTTGGCCCTAAACCATTAGTACCAGCAGGAACCGATATATAAAAAGAAGCCATTCCGGTAGAAGAATTGGTACTAGAAAACTTAAATCCAGCTTGTCTTCCAAGTTTAATGATGTTATCGTACTCAGAAGCAGTATCTACAAAAGTCTCATTTGCTTGATAATCTAAATAAAAAGAAAGTATGTCTCCTACATATGAGACTGTATCAATCATTAAAGAGCCAAACGACGCTTCATTAAAATCCTTATATACATCAGAATAATAACGTTTAGCGTGCTGTATTAAATCATCTTTAATATTTTGATAATTTCTACTAGTATAATTTATAGGAACTATTTTTTTAGACATTTAATTATTTTCCTTAATATTATAAATAGACTAAGAATCTATATTTAGTTCATCATTTATTCTTAAAGAAGGAACATGATATTTTATATTTATGAACAAGACGTTCTCATCATTACTATTAGGAGGAGATATATTTATTTCTTTAATAGATATAAATTTTAAATATTTGCCAACCTGCTCTGTTATTCTAGACTGTATTTTTTCTCTTACCTCTAGAGTGTCATTTTCAAAAATATATCTTTTAATTCCAACGCCAAAGTCGGAATCCATTATTCTTTCCCCCGGATTTGTTAATATTAACATTTTTAAATTTTGTCTTACGGAATCTATTATTTTTTTATTTAATGAATAAGCGCCATCTTCATCAAAATCATAAGATAGTGGTAATCTAGGTGAATATCCTCTCATTTTTAATTTTCCTATAGTTGTTGCGGATAGAAGGGGCTTCCTTTAAAGCCATTTAATTGAATTTCTACCCAATCACGGAATAATAGTACTTGTTGATTGATTTGTAATTGATTTTTAGAATAATCTTCATAAGCAGAGTTTATAGCTTGTTTCATAGCTTCGTAGCTATGTGGCTTATTCATAAAGTACCATATGGAAGAAAAATAAGTATCTACTGCTTCTCTTACATCATTTGGATCTTCAATTAATGGGAATTCTAACACTTCTGCTAATCTTAAAACCAATGCGTTTTGACGGTCTAATGTAATAGGCATAGATTCTAATTTTCTAAATACATTAGAAAGATAATTTCTAATATTTTCTCTAGCTAGTTCAATTCCTACATTATAATCTTTATCATAAACTGTATCTACTTTTTTTGTATTAAAAGCTTCTATAATAAAGTTTTTTAACTTACTTTCTTCTAATTTATCTTTTAATACATAATCAATTGTTTTAGTTTCTTCATTTTCTATATATTCAACCGTTAATGTTTCATTAAATAACAAGTTATATGCCTGATTTACTGCTTTATCAAATAATTCTTTTTTTGCTATTCCAAGCGCTTGTTCATAGTCGGTTGCAAATACATCGTCTTGAACCATTGTGGAATAGAAAGGAGGAGTTTTAATAATATCTAAATCTTTGTCATATTCTCCAAAAGAAATAGGCTGTTTAGATTCATAAAAATTATCTTGGTTATAAATATCATCACAATTTATTTCTTCTTTTCCTAAATTATTTACCCATTCATCAGCCATATCAGCCAAACCGGGTCCATCTTCATACCAAGCTAAGGTTGCAAAATAGGTAGTAGTTAACAATGGATTTATAAATGGCATTGGACTTGTTACGGGAGTTGGTAATGTTCCAAGTGGTATTGAAACGGCAGGTATAATAGCTGATGTTAAATCTGGTTTAAGAGATTTTGCTGTTTTATAAACTGTACTAATCAACGCAACGTTTGGTTCTGAACTTTCAACTATTCCTTTTAGAATCTTAATTGGCGTTGTTAATAATGCTTTAATCAAGAAGCTAGCTATTAGCTTTAATGGATTCATATTTTCTGTTGATTGAGCATCATTTGGATTAGAGGCTATTATTTGACCATTTGATTGTATTATTTTACAAGTACTTATAATATCTCTTTTTGTATCTTTAAAAGCATTAGATACCTGCCTTCTGGTACTAGTGCATAAAACATCTAACATAAATATATAATTTAATGTTTGAGTGGTGGGAAATATATATTTAAATAAGAAATCATATTCTACAGTAGATATAAACTCCAACATTATTTGTAAATTATTATTTATATTTGCTCTTTCATAGATTTTTTGTCTTATATAATCAGTTTTTGTGATAAATTCATTTTTTTCTTGATCAAAATATTTGTATGTACATTTAAAATTAAGATATACGGCATTAGCATCAGCAACTATTATTCCATAGTTTGATGAATCTTCAAAAACGTTCTTTATATTAATTAATGTCAAATTTTCTTTAGCTAAATATTCATTTGTATCTTTATGAATTCTTTTAGCTAATTTAGGAAGAACATAGTTTTTTATTTCACCCTCAACAAAATCTCTAAATAATTCTGTCTTTTTTAATATTTCATTAGTAATATTTTCTTCTGGATTGGAAGCTTTGTATTGTTTTAAAAGGAAACTAGTTAATATATTGAAGAATATATTATCCATTCCTCTCATTTCTGATTCAACCATCCTAGCCATAAAAGAAATAAACATCTTATCATCTCTTAATGACTGAGGATCATAAACTCCAAATACATGTATCCCTCTAAGAACAATATCATGCAAAAATATTCTTGCCGCTAAATGTAAGCCACCATTAAGAAATATTTTTTGTGTTTCTGTTGTTTCTATATCTTCTAATTCAGAAACATTTATTGGTATTTTTCCAACCGTTCTATCATCAATTATTTTTTCTATACAAACATTTTTTGACTTTTCATCTAAAATTTGTTTTTTGATTGAATCAACTTCTAAATAATGAGGTCTAACATTACATGCTTTTTGTTCTGCGGTCTGAGGAACAACTAACTTTAAATACTGTGTGTATGGCTGTCCTGTACCACGAACTGTATTGGTTATATAATCAGGAGACAAATACTCTCTAATAAACATAAATTTGTTTTTTTCACTTAAAATATTATTTTTTATTGAATCATACAATCTTTTATTAATGTCTTCATAAATTTGTTCTGAAAATAATTCGTATGAAATTATTTCTCTTCCATCTTGTGAAGTAAGGCCGAACTTATTTATTTTATCAGTAATAAATTTATGTAAAAGTTTATGTTTATTTAAATTACCGAGATCTTGTACATTAAGACCGGAAGGATTTTTTATATAAGATAATATGTCGTCTGACACTTTATTAATTTCAGTGTTTTTTATAAAAGTTTTTGAGTTTTTTGTTATTTGTAATCTGTGAATATCATACAGTTTTTCATCTTGAAAAGATTTAATTTCAGAACCATTTGGTAATGTAATTTTGTCTAAACCTGTTTCATAAACAATGTTAAAATCAGGATAATTAACTTTAGTTTTTAAAATAACATTATAAAATCCTTTAACATCGTCATAGGCTATTTTAGCTTTATCGTATAAATCTCTTAATGTAGCAAATTCATTATAATTAGAATTCCATAAGATAGAATTTGATTCATTTATTTCAGTAGAAAAATTCATTAATTGATTTAATGAAGTAATAGTGGCCGTATTATAAAACATTTCTTCACAAATAACTAAATATACTGCGGCTCCTTCTTCCGCAGCAAAGAACGCATTTGCTTCATTTATATTAGATACTCCAAGTACTTTATAAGCATTTTTTAGTTTTATTTTCAATTCTTCAGTATCAGTAACGTTGTTTCTCAAATATAAATCAGCTAAATTTAATAAGTTTAAAATTGGACCTAAACTATTTAAAACGTCTTTAGCGCTAACGCTATCTGGCTCTAGCGTATCTGCTGTAAAATCGACAATTTCAATAACCATTTTTTTTAAAACTTGACTCCAAACAGCTTGTAATAAATTTCCTAATAGTTTTTCTGCATTGCTTATTTTATCTCTTAATTCTTTTTCTATGAAATTAATATCAAATTTTTGCTGCGTAGTTCCATTCAACGAACCAGAAAAAATAATATGATTATTTTCATATAAAGTTTTAGAATCAGTCAATGAATCACTTAATAATGTTTGGAGCGCTGAATTATTACCGTCAAGGGCAAGTCTAAACATAAGACCCGGATATTTAGTATTTTTATAACCATCCCAACCAGTCTTATCCTCAAATTTGGCAGTAGCAAGTAAACCTTCTGATATTTTTGGATCTAATTTAATATCAGGAACTGTTTCTATTCTGCCGCTGCCACTATTAAATTGAAAAAAATTAACAGAATTAGAGTTGTATTCTGTATAAGTTGTTTTATACCAATCCCGTGCCTCTCTATCAAAATTATTATAAACAGTCTTAAATAGTGTATTTGCTAAATTTAAATATTCTTGCTGAGATGGTGATAAACTAGCACCATTAGGAAATATTTTGCATGCTATATCTGGTACTTTAGAAAAATCAAATGGATTTTCAGAATCTAATAATTTTAGTATGTCTTCTAATGCTCTTGCTTCATCTTCTCTTATAGAAGCTAAAGCTTGATCAATTAATTCTGGGCTCAAGCCTTTATCCTGTAAAATCTGCCTTCTTAAATTTTCTACTTTTCCATCATCACATAAAATATTTGGCCCTGATACTGTTTCTTCGGGAGAAATATTATCATTACATATACTAAGATCAATTCCATTACCAATATTTCTAAAAAATTCTGCTATTTGTTGTCTTGTGCCAAATAATTCAGAATATGGAGAGCCATATTTTCTTTTTT